CAATGATCATTACTGGAGTAACAACCTCCAAGTCAGTTCAAATTGGTACTGCTAGTTCTACTACTAAGATTACTACTACTAGTGGAAAATTAGTTCTTGAATCTTCCGAAGATCAAGTAGATGTCAATGACAATCTATTGGTTGTAGGATATGGTACATTCAAGAATGGTTTATATTATCCAGATTCTGCAAATGGTATTGGATATAGTGGTCCTAATGGAATTGCATACTTTGACGCAACGGGTAAGATCGTTAGTGGCCTAAGTACTGTTGGATTCCTAACTAATTCTGAATATGTTCTTACCACAAATGCGGCTGGCAATCCTACATGGTCTGATAGTATTGATGGAGGAACATTCTAATGGCTAAGCCATCCACAAGAGAGGGGTTAAAAGACTACGCTCTCAGACAACTTGGTGCTCCTGTATTGGAGATTAATGTAGCTGATGAGCAAGTAGAAGATGCTCTTGATGATACTTTACAACTCTTTTATGAACGCCATTTTGATGGTGTGGAAAGAGTTTATTTGAAATATAAAATTACTTCTGATGATATAAAGCGTGGTAGAGCAAGAGGTGCTCAAAATACTTTAGGTATTACAACTACAAATACATATGCTAACATTGTAGGTGCTGCTACTTCAACTACTTTTGGGTGGGAAGAAAATCAAAGTGAATTTCCATTACCAGATTCAATTATTGGTATAGAACGAGTATTTGTTTTTGATGCTAGTTTCATATCCAATAACATGTTCAGTTTCAAATATCAATTGTTCCTGAATGATGTTGCATTTAATCTTGGATATAGTGGACTTCTAAGTTATGCAATGACCAAGACTTATCTTGAGGACATTGATTTCTTACTATCTACTGAGAAACCAACTAGATTTAATAAGAGAAATGGAAAGTTATATCTTGATATTGATTGGGGATCAATGACTGAAGGTACATACATAATTCTAAATTGTCATCGAATTATGGATCCTGCTAATTACAGTGGAGTCTATAATGATTATTTCATCAAACGGTATTTTACACAAGCAGTTAAAAAACAGTGGGGTACTAATTTAACTAAGTTCCAAGGAGTTAAACTTCCTGGTGGAATTGAGTTAAATGGTAGACAAATATATGAAGATGCTGTTTTAGAAATACAAAGGATAGAAGATAAAATGATGACGGATTATGAATTACCGCCACTAGACATGATAGGATGATATGGCACTTAATCCATTCTTTCTTCAAGGCTCCCCTACAGAGCAAAAGCTTATTCAGGAGATAATTGATGAGCATCTAAAAATATTTGGGATAGATGTTTATTATCTCCCAAGAAAAATGATCGAAACGGATGATGTACTAGGTGAAGTACAGTCATCCAAATTTAATGATGCTTATATTTTAGAGGCGTATTTAAATAATTATGAGGGATATGCTAAGGGTAGTGATATTATGACTAAGTTTGGTGTTAATCTAGAAAATGAGATTACACTAACTGTTTCAAGAGAAAGATATGAAGATTTTATTGCACCATTTATTGTCACTCATGACCCAAAGAATGCTGGAACCGAAATTATGTTCGGTGAAAGACCTAAAGAAGGGGACTTAATATATTTTCCACTAGGAGAAAGAATTTTTGAGATCAAGCATGTAGAATTTGAAAATCCATTCTATCAGCTTGGAAAGAATTATATCTACGAACTTCAGTGTGAGCTCTTCCGTTATGAGGATGAGTACATCGATACTAATGTTGCTGTAATAGATCAGAGAGTTAGTGATGAAGGAGAAGTAACTACAGTTACTATGGCAGGTATTGGTTCAACTGCAGTATCAGTAGTTGACTCTTTTGCTTCTCAAGGTGCTTTACAATTTATTACACTCAATGATGACGGATATAACTATACTACCTCACCCGCAGTCACAATTGCACCCTCTCCTGCTGGTGTTACTTCAAGTAGAGCAGGTGGGTTTGCATTCACCACGGAGAGATCAGGTCTCTATTCTGTGGATTCTGTAGTTATACAGAACCCAGGATTTGCATATACTGAAGCACCAGCAATTTCTTTTGGTGGACCTGGAGTAGGTGCTGCTGCTACAGCGTCGCTGACAAGTAGTGGTATTACTTCTATTCGTATTACTTCTGTTGGTAATAACTATATTCAACCACCTATCATTACTATTCAACATCCTTCTGCTGTTGGTTATGGAACTACAGGACAAACCGTAGGTAATAAACCAGGACAAACACAAGCAATTGCTGTTGCTACTCTTGAAGGTGATAAGTTAAGTAGAATCTATCTAACTAATGCTGGTACTGGTTATGAATACACTCCAACTATTCAAATTGGACCACCTATTTCAACAGGAGTAGGAACATATTTCTTTAATGAAAGAGTTGTTGGATCTGATTCTGGAACCGAAGCATATGTTAAAGAATGGAATGTAACAGACAGAAAACTAAGCCTAGCAATAAATAGTGGTGTATTTACACCTGGTGAATATATAACGGGAACTGCTTCTTCTGCTAGATACCAAGTTTTAACTCACACAGGAATTGATACTTCAAGTCCATTCACACTCAATGATGAGTTTGAAATAGAAGCAGATCAGATTATTGATTTTGCAGAGACTAATCCATTTGGTAATTACTGATGTTAGGAACCTATTTTTATCACGAAATTTTAAGAAGGACTGTCGTTTCCTTTGGAACCCTTTTTAATGATATACATGTTCAAAAAGAAGATAAGAATGATAATGTAATTAGTGATATAAAAGTTCCTTTGGCATATGGTCCTAGGGCAAAGTTTCTTGCAAGACTAGAACAGATGCAAGAACTGAATAAACCAACTGCTATTTCATTACCAAGAATGTCATTTGAAATGACAAATTTGGCATATGATTCTTCAAGAAAAACTTCTGTTACTAAGACATATAAAGCAATTGATGATAAGGATAAAGTTAAGAAAGTATATCTCCCAGTTCCATATAATGTTGGTTTTGAACTAAACATTATGACTAAGTTGAATGATGATGCATTGCAGATAGTAGAACAAATACTACCATTCTTTCAACCATCATTTAATATTACAGTAGATCTTATATCTTCTATTGGTGAGAAAAGAGATATACCAGTTATTTTAGAAAATATTAGTTTCACAGATGAATATGAGGGAGATTTCAGTACTCGTAGAGTCCTGATGTATACTATGTCGTTTAATGCAAAGACTTATCTATTCGGTCCAATTGCAGAATCTACTGATGGAATCATCCGTAAGGTTCAAGTTGATTACTATGCTGATACTGATAAGCAGAATGCGAAGCGTGAGATGAGGTATACTGTTACCCCAGATCCTACTAATGCTGAACCAGATGATGACTTTGGATTTAGTGAAAATTCTACTATGTTCTTCGATGGTAAGCAGTATAGTCCAACAAGGAGAGAGGATGTATGATGAGTGATGATGAGTGGTTTAATACTCCACATCCACATGATTCCATGCCTATAGCAACTAATGGTAGTAATAGGTACGCACCACCAGAAAAAATGATTGAATTGCAAGAAACCCTAGAAGAAAATCCTAGACCAGAAGAAGAAGTTGCAGAATGGTTTGATACTGCACCATGTTCAGTGGAACCACAAGATGAAGAAGATATAACTATACATGAGAAGATGTATAGAATTGCTACAGATAAGTACAATCCATTTTCTCTGGGTGGATCAGAAAACATTCATGATTTCGACAAATGAAATTCGATTCTATAGATGATGCATTAAATACTAATAGTGTTGATATTGAAGTTAGTGCTACACCCGAAGGTGGTTGTGCTAAACGACAAGATCAATTGAGGGATGTTAGTAAGGAATTAGATAAGGATTATGATTATACAAGAGGTAATCTTTATTCGCTCATAGAGAAGGGGCAAGAGACTCTTAATGGTATTATGGACTTGGCTGACCAAACACAGTCTCCAAGGGCATATGAGGTTGCTGGACAGGTATTAAAGAGTGTTGCTGATACAACAGATAAACTATTAGATTTACAGAAGAAATTAAAAGATATTGACGAGACAAAAGCTACTCCAACCAGTGTAACAAACAATGCAATGTTTGTTGGTAGCACTGCAGAGTTGCAAAAAATGCTCAAAGAGATGGGAAAAAACTAAATATAAGAGCCTTGAAATATTAGAATGTCTGAAGAAATTAAAGAAGAAGTAGTAGAAGAAACTAAAGAAGAAAAGAAAGGTATCTTTGCTAAAGCGAAGGCTGCAATACTACCAGATGCTGACGAACAAGCAGCAATCATCTCCACAATGGTGCGGATTACTGTTCTTGCCTGGTCGGGTGGAATATTGACTCTTAATTATGTTGCCATACCAGGTGTACCACAACAAAAAATAGATCCGACATTTATAGCTTCAGTTTTTACAGGAGTTTTAGCTAGCTTTGGAATTCAGAC